CGTCCAGGCCGATGGCCTGGCGCGAAACTGGCGCAAGGTAGCTAAAGACGGCTGCGTGTGGGTGAATCCTCCATACGGTAGGTCAATCGGTGACTGGGTGCGTAAATCGCTGGACGAATACCACCAGGGGGCGCGGGTTGTGATGCTGGTGCCATCGCGCACAGATACCCGCTGGTGGCAGCTGGCGGTGCAGGCTTCAGAGATTCGCTTTTTGCGTGGTCGGGTTCGCTTCGTGGGCGCTGATGGCCACGCCCCGTTTCCCTCTGCGTTGCTCATCTTCCACGCTGATTACCATCGGCCCTGCTACCAATGGATGGATACGCCATGACCGAAGGATCATCGCCCTGGTTGCTGTCCCATATGATGCAGGCGCACGCTGAAGCTCCAGGCTTCGAGCGTGTGCTGTCGCTGAACCCTGATGTGGCGCTGTTCTCGCGGTCATTCGTGGCGCAGGCTCGAGGGTTGGCTGTGACGCCACCGATTGACCTGGCTTTCCAGGGTGCCATCCAGAACAACCCTGAGGAACGGGCCTGGGTGGTCGAGTTTGCGCGGGAACACTTCGGGGAATCCAGCTGGTTTTGTGACACCAGTGACGAGGTGATGCGCGATCCGCTGGGTGACTGGGACTACACAGGCCGTGTCGAGTCTCGCGCCCCGTTTCCCGGTGGGGCCTTCATGCGTGGCGGGCCCAGTTCCCCGGTATTCGACCGGGGGTACTGGGCCATGATGCGTCGTGCCACTTTCGCCCTGTGTCCCGCAGGCCGCGAGCAGTGGAGCTTCAGAACCTACGAAGCGATCATGTGCGATTGCGTGCCGGTGGTCATCGACGCTGATCACATGTGGCGAACTCCCACTGAAAAGGATATCGGCTTTGAATACGTGCTGGCTGATGAATGGCCGGTCGAAGCTGACCCGCACCTGGTGCTGCGTAATCGCCAGAAATTCGAGCAGTGGCACATGTTGGAGACCCCATGAACAGCGAGCCAAAGCCCCCGACGTTCAGCCCGAAGCACAGGGCCGAACAAATTAGCTTCCAGGTCCGCAAGATCATGGCTGAGGTCAAACGTCATGAGCTTGAGATCAAGCGCCTTCAGGCTGAAGCGCAGGCGTTGATTGCCCAGGTCAAAGGCTGGCTGTGACTGAAGAACTCATCCAAATACGTGAAGGCCGGTCAACAGACATCCCCTTCGTAACGAACAGCTGGTTAAAGTCGTTCCGCTCGAATGGGACGTTCAGCCAGCTTGTGCCGAACGATATCTACTACCAGCAGCATCACAAGATCCTCGAGTCGATCATTCCTCGAGGTCTGCTGCTGGTGCTGTGTTCGATGGATGACCCGGATCAGATCCTGGGCTGGGCGCTGACTGAACGCCAGGGCGATATCCTGATCCTGCATTACGTCTATGTGAAGCATTCGCTCCGTCGTAATGGGCTGATGACAACCCTGCTGGGTGAACTCGAGCGCCACGAAAAGCCCGCATTCAAATTCACCACCCACATGACCGCAACGTGGGATGAGCTGAACCCGAAGCGCAAGGGTTGGATCTACAACCCCTACGCGCTTTTCTCTTCGCTACCAGAGGATTGGAACCATGAAGATCACCGTGACTGATGTGCAGTTTGAACACTTCACCCCTGACCCCAGCCGGGGCGCTGCCCGCACGTCAAAGCGGTTCAAGGCATCCGAGCACCTGACCATGTGGACCGATGAAAAAACGATCTTTATCCAGTCCAAATCAGACGTCATCGCAGTCCCGTACGATCGAGCAATCTGGATCAGACGAGATGGACCAACGGAAGGCGCGACGAATCCTGGCGGAAGCAGGCGAACGCGCAAGAAGAAGGTCCAGCCTGGACTTTCGGAAGCTCCTCTTTCAGGAACAGAGGGAACTTCTGGACGATCCAAGCCGGACGAAGGTGGCGGTCTGCTCGAGGCGAGCGGGCAAATCCTACGCGCTTAGCGTCCTGGCGCTCGACACTGCATTCAAGTTCGAATCCTGCCTGATCCCAGTCATCTCGATCACGCGCAGCCAGGCAAAGCGCATCGTATGGCCGGTGTTTCAAGAGCTGGATCGAAGCAACGAGCTGGGGCTGAGATTCAATGCGTCTGAACTCAGCTGCACGCTGCCGAACGGGTCTCAAATCTTCCTGACTGGTGCCAGCACTGAAGAAGAGATCCAGCGTCTGCGTGGTCCCAAATATCCGCTGGTCCTGGTGGACGAAGCGCAGGCCTTCAAGGCCTACCTGGCGGAGCTGGTCAGCGACGTTCTGGAGCCTGCGGTTCTTGATTACGATGGCTCCATAGTCCTGGCGGGCACACCGAATCAGATATGCAGGGGTTTCTTCTACGATGCCACGCAGGCCGATAGCCCTTGGAGCGTGCATCACTGGACCCTTTTAGATAACCCGCACATACCACGTGCGCAGGAATGGTTAGCCGAACGCTGCAAGCGCTACGGCTGGACCGAATCAAACCCAACGTATCTGCGGGAATACAAAGGCCAGTGGATCCGAGATTCATCCAGCCTGATTTACCCGAACATCCCAGTTTTGCAGGAGCTGCCCGCCGATGATGAATGGGAATACGTACTTGGGTTAGACCTGGGTTACATCGACAGTACCGCGTTTGTAATCTGCGCTTATTCGACCGCCAGTGGGACCCTGGTGGTGGTCGAGAGTTTCAAGAAGACCAAGCTCTTGCCCAGCGACGTTGCCCAGATTGTTTCCGATCTAGACAGTCAGTTCAGGTTCGAGACCATCGTGGCTGACGCTGGTGGCCTGGGTAAAGCCTACGTGGCTGAGATGACCGAACGGTGGTCACTCAAGATCAAGAGTGCTGAGAAGCGAGAAAAGCGGGCTTACATCGAACTACTTGCAGGTGACATGACCACCGGGGTGGCGTCGATTCTCGAGGAATACAACGGGCCCTTACTGGATGAGCTGCACGCGCTTCAGTGGGACGATCACAGGCTGGCCCCACATGAACGCTGTGAAGACCACCTGGCGGATGCCTACCTTTATGCCTGGCGATACTGCCACCAGTACTGGCGTGACGAGATCATTCCAGAGCGGCCCCGCACAGGATCACCGGAATACTGGCGGAATCAAGAAGACAAGCTGGAAGAGGAGCAAGAGCGCCAGCTCGAGAAATCGTTCGATCAGGAATGGTGGAACGAAGAGCAACCCGAATTCAGCGAATGGATGGAGGATCAGCAATGGTAGAAATCAAAACGACTGAAGAGCTAATAGAGCTGGTGAAGCAGTTGAAATTCTTGGGTGTCATTCAATTCAAGATCGGAGAAATCGCAATGGACCTGTCTGGGGATTCCCTTGTTCCGGTGCCCGAAGTGCTATACTATTCCGCATAGATATGCAGGTTGAGCCATACATAGCCCTTCAGTGGTGGACGCAAGAGCAGCCATACGATGATCTCGTGCAGTCGTTCCGGGTCATCGAAGCGAGCGACGTCCTTCGTCGTGAAGCGCTGCTGAGATACGTTCGCCTGTACGGAAACTCTGGGCTCTGGGGTTACACCCCCTTTACGCATAACCAGGTGGTGGACCGCGCACGGGTCACGATGAACGTGATCAAGAGTGTCTGCGACACGGCTGTCAGCCGTCTGTCTCGCCAGCGGCCACGGCCCAGGTTCATTACCCACGGTGGAAACTGGAGCTTGCAGCGCAAGGCCAGGCTGCTCGAGCGCTTCACCGATCAGGCGTTTTATCAGGGTGGCTTGTACCAGCTCGCCCCGAAGATCCTGCTGGATGCCGCAGTGCTGGGCACCGGCTGCCTGAAGGTGTACCGCAAGGGCGCAGAGGTCCAGTTTGAAAGGGTGTTCCCTGGCGAGCTCTTCGTGGACCCTGCCGATGGCTTTTATGGCGAACCCAGAAACTTCTATCAAAGGAAGTTCATCGATCGTCAGGTGCTGCTGCGCCTTTTCCCTGATCACTACGAAGAGATCAGCGCAGCGAGTCGCACCACCAATGCCGAAGACTTCACGGCTACCGCGCTGGTAGATCAGATCGAAGTTCTCGAGGCGTGGCACCTGCCCTCAGGCAGAGGTGCCAACGACGGCCGACACGTCATCTGCATCAGCAACGCCACGCTCCAAGACGATAACTGGGAAAAGGGATCTTTCCCCTTCATATTCCTTCGCTGGACTGACCCGATGCTTGGCTTCTGGGGTGAAGGCGTAGCGGGTGAAATCCAGGGAATGCAGGTGGAGATCAACAAGCTCTTGCTGAAGATCCAGCGAGCTTTTCACCTGATGAGCGTGCCCCGGATCTACGTTGAAAACGGCTCGAAGATTCGCAAGAGCTTCTTCAACAATGAGATCGGTACGATCATCCCCTTTAGCGGAACCATGCCGCAGCAGGTCACCCCGCCTAGTCTGAACCGGGAAATCTTCGACCACCTGAACATGCTCTACAGT